TGTTGCATATAATTGTCAACTTCACCTGGTGGAATATTACCAATATCTATACTAAAAATTCGTTTTTCTGGAGCCCTCATAATACGATGAATCAGCATAGCATCTTCCATCAACATCAATTGTTTCCAAACCTTACGAGCACCTTCTAATTGAGAGCGACCATATGGAATAAAATTAGTATCTGATAACAATCTAAAATGTGCCATCTCATAATTTTCAAATTCATTTGTTTCCCCTGGAGACATAGACTGTGCTACTGATCCTCTCTCTGCTTCCATTACAAACTTTACATAATGTGGATTTTCTGGATCCTCACCTTCCACTCGAGTTACATCAAAAACAGAAAGTGGTATGACATTATGAATACCATATTCTTCAGATATTTCTAATTGTAAAAAGAAATCACCATACTTACACATATTACGAATCCAAGGCCATAAATTAAATTCAAGATTTAATATCTCATAAAAAAGATTATTTAAAATATCATGAACATTATGATCTTCTGTTTTTACCGCTAATACTTTTCCGTATTCCGACTTCATTGAAGATTCATCTGCGTATATATCTAATGCAGAAGATATAATTGGATCTGCATCCATAGAATCATAATCTTTAAATAATCCTAATCTTTGAGTCTGTTTATATGCTGCTTCAGATTGATATCCTGTATTTACATTTGAATATAACCTTGTAAACCTATCTGTAAGATACCGTCTAGCAATAGATTGTGCCTTTTCTGTATCTGCAACCTTTAACCTTCTTCCACCTACATGTCTAACAATGACATTAGTTGAAAAAAGTCTTTTTAATCTACTATATAGATCTGTTTGTGCCATTTTTTACCTCTTTATTTTATTAACCAAGTTAAATCTTCTTTTTTGCCATCAATTTCCCAATCCCATCCAATATCTTGATGATCAGATGGTGTATAAACGGGTTCTGACATACCCATTTTATCTAAAGTTTTCTTTTGCAATTCAATTCCTTCTGCTCTAAGTCTTAATGCCGTATCTCTTATCCATAATCCTATTGCCAAACTTATAACCAAGTCATCATTATATCCCCTCATAGCTTCTGCACGTTGATTATGATATATAAATACAAATAATTCATCTATTAACCTCTGAGAATTTATCTTAATAGATTTATCTCTAAAATATTCCTCTAACTTAGCAATCACCAATGGTCTTGTCTTCATTGTCATACTAAATCCTGGAATCATATTGCGTTCTATATTTCTATACTTATTTGTAAGTTGATGTTGTACATCAACATATTGTAAATCTTTTGAAGTATAAAAGAGATTTTGATATTCTCTATCCAAAATAGTTTGTATTGCCGCCCAACCAATATTGTTATTTTCAATAACTAATAATGCATTATTATATTCAGTAGCAACATTAAAGCACAAATTTCCAAAATCTCTTGTAGATACTTTACCTTTATATTCTGCAACTTGTTCTACTTCCTCTATATCAATAACATGAAACGCAGAAAAGTCTGTTCCATCACCCCTTGAAACATCAGCACATAAAATATAATCTCTTGTATAATTTGGTTGTTTCCAAATCCATAAATTTCCATCAATACCTCTCTTCTCTACAGCTTCTTCTACAATTGTATTTTGATATTCCTCTAAAATCTTACCATCTATTACAGTTTGACCAGAAGTTATAAAATCACAATCACATTCTTGAGCTGCCATCGAAGGACCTAACAACTTATCTTGTTCATCTCTCCATTCTTGTTCTCTGTCTGGATGAACAGACCAATGCAATCTTATAAAATTAAAATCATTTATTCCTTCTTCAGCCTCAACCCAAGTTTTGTGAAACCAATTACCAACACCATTTGGTGTAGAAAGTACTAAACAATTACCACCAGTAGCCAATGTTTGTTGTGCGGATGCCCAAATAGAATCTATCTTTTCAATAAATGCTGCCTCATCCAATACCAACAATGACAATGCTTCAGAACGACCAGCTTCTTCTTTACTCGAAATAGCTTTAACTTGTGAACCATTCTTATATCTCAATGATAATTTATTATCCTCAACACAACTTTGTTTTAACCAAGAGGGTAAATTGGCGTGCATCACTCTTACTTTTGTTACTAAATTCTTTGCAGTATCTTGCTTTGTAGCAATAACCAATATGTTCTTATCACTCTGAAATGTCATCATCCATAATGCGTATCCTGCAGTCAATGTTGATATACCTAACTGACGTGCTTTCAAAATAATATTATAATCATTTACCGCCAAGTCCTTTAAAGTTTTTTCTTGAAAGTCATACAAATGAAAAGGTATTTTACCTTTCATTGGGTGTTGAATTACACAATATTTTCTCAAGAAGTAAATTGGATCTTTAGCACACTTTACATACTCTGATTTTATTACTTCTTTTAGTTGTTTTTCTTTCATTAATTTGATACATCCACAATTTTAACTCCCAAATAAGTTGGAATAATTATAGCAGCTGCTCCATAAGTAAAATACATCCACTTATTTTCAAACCACTTCGGTTTTTCTAATTTTGCTTGATTTTCAGCAATATCCACTCTTTCTTGTAGAAGTGCAATCTGTTCATCTTTTTTTACTAATAAAAGAGAATCCGTTTTTGCACTTTTTTCATATTCAGATACCATTTTTGCCAATACTTCTTTTTCCTTTTGTATTTTTTGAATATTATCACTAATTCCCTTTATCTCTTCATCAGAAAGGGTTTCTTGTCCATACAAAGGAACAATTAAAAATAATAAACTTAATAAATATCTTATATTACGGGTAAAGTACTTCAACATTACCACTTCCGCTTACTCTCGCAACTCCTATTTCGTACAAAGACTTTGTATTTAAATCAGCTGCAGTCAAACTACCACCACCATTAAGAGTGAGTACTGTATCTCCAGCAGTTTTAATAATAAATCCAGAAGATCCAGTAACAGTAGTATTAACTCTATTATCAGTAGATCCAGATATATTTAATGCTCTGTTATGCACGCCTTGCGGGCCAGTAACAATAGTCTCACGACTGGTGCCACCCCCTACATTAGTCATTTGCTCTGTTCCAGCGAGTGAACTTGCCATTATATTTCTCCTCTATTATATATATACATATATATTAATTCCCCTTAGAAAACTTTTTAAGAAAATCTATTGCTTCATCAACATCACCTTTATCAGCAACTGTTTCCATATCTTTTCTATCCGTTTTCATATTATCCAATTGTTTTTTCAAAGTAGTAATTGTTCTTTTACTACCTTCTTTACTTTTTTCAAGCTTTTGAATAGCACTTTGAATTTTCTTTTCTTGTTTTTTGTTATCTTTTATGACTTGTTTTAATTTTTTAACTTGACCTGCTTTTTTAGCAGCTAAAACCGAACTAATTCCAAACATTGCTAAGATACTTGATATAATTTTTTGTATAAAATTCATACTAACTCCGTGTTTATTCTACTTATAAATATCAACTATTAATATTTACTAATTCTTCTTCAATTTCTATTTTCATTTTATCGTACTTATCTATAGCTTCTTCTGCTAGTTGAGTCATATATTCTTGTTGTTGTTCTGAAATTTCCCACTTTTCTTTCTGAACTTCAGGAGTAACAAGACCAACATTATTTAAAAACTCTGGAGATTTTAAATCTTTCCATTCATGTATACTCTGTATCATGTCATCAATCCAAGATTTTCGATTCAGTAAAAGTTTTTTCTTCTCCCAATCACTATAAGTACCATTAATACGCATTTTATTCTCAATTTGTATCTGGCAATCAAAACAATGACCATATAATCTCCAAAACTTATCATCTAACCTCTTTTTCATTGTTTTATCACATTCTGGACAAAACCAAGGCATTCTAACATCTTTCATTATATCAGTTAAATGACTTTGTACTGTTTCTCCATTAGTAGATTTTTTATCGGGTTCATATCCAACTATTATACGTTTCTCTGGAGTCTGACCTCTTAATAAATCCTTTAATACCTTATTTTGTCTTTCTGTTTCTCTACTATATCCTGCCATAACCTCTCCTAAAAAGTAATTAACCCAGTTATTTGATTAATTGGAGCAAATGCTCCTGTAAATTTATAGGTATTACCTTTATATTTAAAAACTATACCTTCAGATGGAACAATAGCATCTATTCCACCTATAGAATTTAGTTTATCTAATTGTTGTTTTAATGTATTTAATTTTTTTGCATCTTTACTTGCTCTAACACTAGAATTTGATTTTTTTAAAGTTTTTCTAATCTTTTGAACCGCACTATCTGGATTTGCTGCCATATATCCAGTTATATTCTTTAATATTTCTGCACCAACCTCAAAAAATAATGTTTCAAATGATTTCATATTTTCCTTAACCATCTTTGCATGATTTTCTTTATCTGTAGATAAT